CTAAGATTGCTGACCACCAGCGTGCTCTTGATTCCATGAGGTCTGAGAAAAGGAAACTCAACAATTCTTTGTCATCCATCGCACCAAAGTTCGAGCCTGAGGTTCATGCACCCGACTCGAAAAATCCTGAAAAGGACATTGGCGCTTTGGAAGTACGCAACCTAGAACTCCAACAAAAGTTGAAAGAACTACAGAAATTGATTTCTACATCAGAAACTGAGTCTTTAAACTCTGGGGGTCCAGTCATTCAGACGAGGACCTTAAAAGAATGCTCTTCAAGGACGCTGTCAACTTCACGTGGACAGAACCGGAAGAAATTCTCTCCAGCAGGGGCGTTCAAGGAGGAGCCTTCATTGTTGGAAGCTCCACTCTCCCCCGTCTCATCTTCGAAGCCGAGCCTAAAGCGAAAACGCCGGCGCAAGAAGAAGGGGAAAGGATCGAAGCCCAATTAAGGGGGCTTCGAATGCCCACTAGGGGTGGTATCACCGAGACAAAGGCAATTGCTGTTAACAACAGTAGAAGGCTTTTGTCTACACCACCTAGTGGGAAAGAGATAAAACGTGTGATTGACCTTGTAAAAGACAATTATGTAAATGCGGGTGTGCCAAGTTATTTTGATGATGGAATTACTCTAACTCAAAGTGAGATTGTAAAATCTCTCAAAACAACTAAGGCCCAATCCTCTCCAGGATGCCCATATTTCATGTTTGCTCCCAACAAGGGAAAATATGTAGAACAGCACATAAATGATATTGTGCCGGTCATAAGGTCGAGAATCCGCACTATGTGCGAAACTCCCCCTGAAATCTTCAAGAAGTATGATGCCAAGCAATTGGTTCAGAACGGTCTTGCGGATCCTGTCAAAATTTTCATTAAGAATGAACCCCATTTGGAAGCCAAGCTAGACGAAGGTCGCGCCAGGCTTATAATGGTTGAATCTTTAGCACATGAGTCAATACAAAAGCTTGCTTTTGGACCTCAAAGTAAATTGGAAATCGAGAATTGGACGACCCAGCCCTCTAAACCGGGTATGGGTCTTTCTCTCGATGAACAAGCTGAACAACTCTTCAAATCTATCCCTACGGACAATTTGGAAGAGGAAGCTTCTGATTCTGACATTTCAGGATTTGACTGGTGTCAGACTGAATGGATGTTGATGCTAGGAATTCAGGCCCACCTTGCCAGGTGTGGCTCAAAACCAGGCTCCGCCTATTCAAACCTTTGTTACA